CCGCGCGGCAGCAGCACCTCACGGATGTAGATACCCGGCCCAAAGCGGTGCGTGACCGGGCAGTCAGCCTGCGGCTGCTCCAGAAAGGCGGCTTCGACCTGATCGGCAAGCGTCACCTGCTACTCCCAGAAGACGTTGACGGTGCCGCCGTCAAACAAATTACCGCCGCCCGAAAGCAACCGAACGCTGTCAAGCACACCTCCAAGAGTGACAGTTCCTGTCAAACTGTTGATGACTTGAGTCGGCCGAGAAGCGAATCCTACCGCTACCCAAGTATTGCCTGAGACGTTATGCAGCGTGACAGACCCGTTGCGCGCAGTTGCAGCCGTTTGACCGGAAATATCCAGCAGAAAGTCAGTTGTTGAAGTGTTACCTGCGACGCCATTCCATATGTCGCAAAGGTAGCCGGAAGTCGCAAAGACGCCGCCCGTCCCAAGGCGCAACGTGACCGCCGTAGAAGCGTTTGTAGAAAGATTTGAAAATGCTACTGTGACGCGCCGCACCCATGAAGGAATACCAGTGAAATCGGCGTTTGTCGTTGTCGGCGTCTGAGCCGTACCAGCGACAAGGCTAAAGCCCCACGAGACAGTCGTGCCATCGGTCCCCAGCACCTTGCCCGCGTTGCCCGTCTGTGAAGGTATCTCAACCGTTGCGGCGGTCGATTGCCATGTCGTGCCGTTGCTGGTCAGCAAGTTACCGGCCGTGCCCGGCGCCACGAAGGTAGGGGCGGACGCGCCGTTGCCAAGCAGGACGTTGTTGGCCGTCAGTGTGGCCAGCCCGGTGCCGCCGCTGGCGACGCCAAGCGGCGTCGTTACCAACGTCAGAGAGCCAAGCCGCGCAGCGCCGGTCACATCCAGCGGTGCGGCGGGTGTGGCAGTGCCAATACCGACGTTGCCAGCGTTGTCGATGATGAACGGTGTGACGTCGGGGTCGGCGCTGTCCTGCACGCGCAAGACCGCGCCCGTGCCGGTCTGGGTGATCTTGAGCGCCACGCCGGGCGTGTCGCTGTCGATGACGACGTTGCCGGACAGGACCGGCGAGACGCCGGACGTGGGAGCCGAGATGTAATCGACGGTCCAGATTTCGACGTCGTTGGCGTCGGTTAGTTTAAACTTGTAGGACGCCGAGCCGAGCCAGATCGCCGCCTCGCCGCGCGAGTCGAGGATGATCGGGTTGGCGTTGGGCGTGGCGCCCGTGTAGTCCGTGAAGGTCGCCTGCGGCGTGGTCGTGCCCGCCGCGTAGGTGTACACCTTGCCGCCCGACAGCGGCACGCCAGCCGCACTTTCGAACTGCATCTTAGGTGAGGGTGTGAGAACGGCCATTATTCACCTATGTTTGCTGCGGCAGTCAGGATAACAGAAGGGATGGCCGGGGAAAAGGCCGTGGCGGCTTCCGCCAGAATTGAGACGTTTGTGTCAGTAGTCGCCCACATGAGCCGGAAATAGTCGCCCGTGTTCATGCGCAGGACGAAGTTCCACGCCGCCAAATATGATTCGCCAGAACCCTTCATCGTGAGCTTGGTAGCCGACTGCGGGACCGCCGTGCCGTTGATGTCGGCCCAAACGTAGATGTCCTTTGATGAGGCGTTGGTGCTGTGAAACTGCGCCGAGAACTGGAAGTTGTACGCGCCGGGGCGGTCCACGTAGACGCGCGAGTTAGGCGTGCCGATGTAGACGCCTTGGGTCAGGTCCGTCTTGTTGAACGTCATGGCGTAGCCGGTGTTGATGGCCGCCGCCGTCTGCGTCTGCTCGCTGTGAAACGCGCCGTTGCGCAGCGACCCGCTGCCCAAAATGGCGAAGAGGTTGTAGAAGTACCGATACCACGGACGCGACGGGTACGGCGTCGGCTCTTCCGCGATGGTGACGCGCGCCGCCGGGATTTGCGTGATGTTCTCAGGCATTGGTACGGTCCATAATCAGCTCCGCACCCATGATGGCAATCTTGACCGGGTCAGTCCCCGAGACTTCGTAGACGCGGTCGCGCAGCTTCATCGTCATGCCGAGCCGCCGCCAGATGACGCGGGCGCCCGTCTCACCGATGCGCCCCATCGACTTCCAGTGCTCGTTCGACCACGTATGACCGCCGTCGTCGGACCAGCGCAGCATGACCTGCGGGTCGGTGCCCTGCTGCTCGCCGTCAAGCCCGACGCCGCTCTCGCAGTCGAGTTGCAGGGCGTGGTGCGTCGTGCGCGACAGGTTGTTGGTTCCGGTGGGCAGCGCCCGCCACGACCGCAACCACTTCTGGACGGTGCCCGCCTCCGTGTAGACGGTCGGATCGTAGGCGTAGATCGCCCCGGCGAGATAATCGCCCACCACGATCTCGGCGTTGTAGGCCATCTGGCAGTCGCCCCGGTGGCGGGTGTAGCGATTGTTCAGCCAGCCGGCGCGCTGGTGCCACGACAGCGTCGCCACGTCGTAGACCCATGTGATGTCGGCGGACGGGAAGTTGAGCACGTAGAACGAATGGCCGTCCTGCTGGTAGGTGTAGGCGGTGGCGTCCGAGATGTCGGCGTACTGTTGAATTTGCCACTCGACCGCGTGCGTGGAGATGCGCTGGCCGTTGTAGCCTTGCGAGCGGTAAACGATACCGCGACCGCGAGCGTCCGCGCCCAGCCAGAACACGCCGTTGTCCAGCTTGGCGACCGAGGCGCGCGCTGCGCAACCGATCTCGTTAAACGCGCCTTGGATGCGCGACAGCGGGAAGTCGGGCAGCCCGGCGTTGTACCAGACCTCGACGGACGTCTGGCCGAACAGCCAGACTTCGCGGTGATCGACGATCAGCGACACAAGGTCGTCGGGCGAGCCCTCCGCGCTGGCGAAGTCCAGCGGATCGACGGACGTGCCGTCGAGCAGCTCGGTCACCCAGAACTTTTGGCTGTTGGGCTCGGTGAAGACGAAATAGCCGTCGATGAAGCCGACCGTGGACGCGCCGGGGAAGTCCGGGTCCGTGATTTGCGCGAACACGTCAGTGCCAGCGTTGTAGATGTAGCCGGTGGCGCCCGCAGCAATGAAGAGCTGCGTGCCGTTGTCCACCATCGACACGGGGCCGGACCCCGCAACCGTGCCCTTTTCGGTGACGACCCACATGTTGTCGATCTGGTAGAGCTTGTCGCCCGAGACGGCGTATCCGTAGTCGCCAAACGTCCACAGCCCGCGCACGGGTCCGTTGCCGACGTAGGCCAGAAAGCGCAGTCCGGGCGCGCGTTGCAGGAACGCGGGCTCCTTGCCCGCCTCCGGGATCATCTCCGGGAACAGGTTGATGAGCTGGTTGTCCGCCGCGTTTGGGCTGCGGACGGCGCTGAAGGAACCTAAAATCGGGCTCTTCATTAGTAGTTGCCCGCGAAAATATTAAACCGCTGACGTGTGCCGGTGATCGAGTACGGGATCGCCATGATGTCGTCGGGGTTGTTGATGCGCTTGATGTTGCGCTTGGACGTCATTGCGATGCGCTGGACCTGCGGCGACGGGTTAACGCCGAACTCTGGCGCCATTTCGCACGCCAAGTTGTAGCGAAACGCGCGCAGGTAGCCTGGCGGGAACGCCAGCGTCGTCGCCAGATTGGCGGGCTCGGTCAGCGGCTGGACCGAGATGAAGTGAAACTCCAAATCCTTGAACGGGACCGGATAGACGTACAGTTCGATGTCCGGGTAAGTCATGTTGACAAACATGACCTGCGGGTAGGTGCTGGTGACGGTCTTGACCGCGATGCCGTTGTACTGCTGCTGGTTGATGAGCTTGATGCCGTACGAGATGCCGGTCGAGGCGTCGCGGAAATACGTGCTGTCCTCGACAAGGATCGGGCGCACGCCGACAAGGTCGCCGGTTGGCCCCAGCGTACGCGACCGCTGCGTTGCGGGCCACGTCAACACTTGGTCGATAGTCGAATAGACCGCCAGCCGCTCGGTATTCCACGAGTCGATCATCTGGTTCATTGCAGACAGGGCGTCCTGAGACGTTTCAGCGGACGGCGTCTCGCCTTCCGCCAACACGCCCAGAAGCCGCAAAGCTCCGTTAATCTGTTCGCCCGCTGTCGTCATCGGTCACCTGTGTACGCGCTGGCCGCTTGCGGCGCTGCATGACGTTCGTCGGTTCAGCCGGCTCAACGCACGGCTCGCCCGGATTATAGCGGACCCAGCCATTCCCTTCATCATAAATCGCTTCCATTTCCATAGTAGCGACTTTGGTGCCGTGGTCAGGGTGCCTGAGATAGATCATGCGTCACCGAATAGAGGAGGGGCGGCCCGTAGGCCGCCCGGATTACGAAGCCAGAAGCGGCACAGAATACCACGTCGTGCTGTCATACGCGACCAAGATGGACGACGTGTTGGACGCAAGGACGTAGTTGCTGTCAGCGGTGATGGCGTTGATGGCGTCACCGGATGACGGCCATACCTTCAGAATAGCAGCCGCGCCATTCTTCAGGATGACCACACGGCCAGCCGCAGCCTCGGGGAGTTTGACGCCCTTTGTGCCGTCCGCTGCCGAGACAAGCGTGAAGCCGCCCGCCAACTGCGCTGCGTTAGCCTGCGTGCTGCCGGTAGCCGCCACAGTAGCCGAGGCTACGTAGAGGTCGCCCGCCGCCGTGACGGTCGTGCCGGACACCGGGCCGCCGGAAATAACCGCGCCCGTAATGGTCGTGCCCGGGACAAGCTCGGGGTCGGAGTAGGCAACGCCTACAGGTTTTGTGTTGGGCATATACGCCTCCTGTTAAAGCTGGGCGGCCCGAAAGCCGCCCATCAGATTAGCTGATGCGATAGCAGGTGTAGGCGTTGTCGCCCGTCTTGCGCGCCCGGAAGTGCGCCGACGTGGCGGCCGAGACAGCCGCAGTGCCGACAATCGTCCAGCCCGTGCCAACAACCAGCGTCGCCGCGTACGTGGCGGCGGTGAGGTTGATGACATAGAAGTCGAACGAGCTATCGACCTTAGCGTTGTTGAACTGCGCGTCGGTAAGAGCCGCAGTCGGCAGCGTCAGGTCAATCGCGCCGGTAGGCGTGGTTGTGACGATGCCGCCGGCCAGTTCAGCCGCCGTGAGGGTTGCCGCAGCAGCCTTCGTAGCGGGAGGAGCAGCCTGCGTGCCAAGGATGGGTTCGTTGATGTTGCCGTCGCCGAACTGACGACCGCCGCCGATGGAAGGAAGAGCCATATCTGTGATCCTTTCAAGCTAAAGATGTTTCCACGAATAGCGTTGTTTTATGCTGCCAATCGTAGAGGCTGCTACGTTGTACTGCGTTGCGATTTCTGCGTGGGGCCTA